CCCATGCTTGGGCTGCAGTTACAGCCTCTTCAGAAATAACCGCCTTATCCGTCCTCATATAGGTGATATGACCTGCCTCATAAAGACGCTGAGCAGCCTGCATAGTGAACTTAGGATTCATCGCATGCAAAGCACTTGCCTCCTGCTGTAGCGTACTCGTAATCAACGGTCGAGGTGCAGACTCCGTCCATGGGCGTGTCTCAGCCTTCTGAACAGTTCCTTCCATCACATTGTAGATATTCTCCAAATAATTCTGAGCATCTTCATCGCCGTCAAGATCTTCCGTCATGGCCGCAGGCAAATCTGACCAGACTCCTTTGACTCGCCATGAGGAACTCACCTTAAAGTTTGTAATCTCTCGTTCACGGTCAACTACAAGTCGCAGAGCAGGTGTCTGACACCGCCCTGCACTAAGTGCATGTGCAATATGCTTCCAGAGTAGCGGACTAATTGTATAGCCAATCATCATGTCAAGTACAGCACGTGCCTGCTGTGCATTTACACGATTCATGTCAAGCACACGCGGCTTTGCAACTGCAGCCTTGACTGCCTTCTCAGTAATTTCATGGAACACAGCTCGCGCAGTTGTTGTCACAGGCAATTTTAGAAGAAGTGCTACAGAGTATGCAATGGCTTCACCTTCGCGGTCATCATCTGCTGCAAGATAGACCTTCGTAACTCCCTGAGCAGCCTCCTTGAGTGAAGCAATCGCCTTGGATTTTTCTTTCAGCCACTGGAATCGCGGCTCAAAATCCGCCTCAAGTCCAACAGCTCCCAAATCCTCTTCAAGTGCACGGATATGTCCCATAGAGGCAATTACGCGCCAGCCTGGTCCCAAGAATCCTTGAATCTTCTGACATTTTGCAGGTGATTCGACGATGACGAGATTCATTCTGCCTTTTCTTACAAGGCATACATAAAACAAATTTTCCCCTACCTAAATTTGAACTTGATGTGGCTCAGCACTCATGTTAAAAAGCATCCATGAGTGCGAATCGCTTTGCATCCCTTGCTTATGATGACGATGATGACGAGATTTCAGGACTTCTACCAGTAAAGGTAGAGCCTATCATTCATGTTCCTACAACACCGCCCTTTGCTGAACTACCTCCATCGATACAGAAACCCCTTACAAAGGTCTCAATTAAGAATCTAAAGCCGCGTGCATCTCGTTCCTACTCATTTTATGAGATTGCTAATCCTATTCAGCCAAATATCTATGCAATGGTTGATGATACTGTGCCTGCACCTACAGATGCCCCACCCTCTTCTCCTCTTCATGCTGCCGATACATCTATGAATACACTTGCAGACCGTCTACGAAGCACACTTCAAAAGGAGGAAGCACAGAAGACAAATCGGCACTTTGATGAAGCGCGGACCTTTGAAATGAGCACTGTAATCACAGGTCAGCGCTTTCGAAGGGTGACTCCTCTGAACAATTTCCGTGTTCTTGAACCAGAGACTAAACATTCAGAAACAACCTAAATCAATTTCATTAAATGTAGGGTAGAGATGACACGACACGATTCCTCTGAGTCAGTTGAAATTCCAGATGGTGAAACAGTTCCATTTACTCAGATCCAATCTCGTAGGGCATGTTGTGATTGTTCGCACAGCAATGAAATTATTCTACAGCATTTTATAAAGCATAAGAGACTGTATCACAGGGCTCTTAATGTTTGCGGTATTACAACTTTTGTCTTGGTTTCAATCACATGCGCCATTGTATTCATTTACATTGTAGTCTTTTCCTATATGAAGAGGGACTCAGACCTGAGCCACGCTGTCTAATGCCATCGCCTCCCTCACCTGTTCAACTGTAGGATTAGTGTTAACTCCATACTTATTTTTGATTGCACTGGCTACACGCATCTTGGCCTGTCCAAGATTGACAAGTGACCACTTCGGGTATTCCTTCTTAAGAATCTCAAATACACGGTCCGTCAACACCTTCCAGATATCGGCTGAAATAGCAGCATCTACACTCCACATTTCACCTTCAATCAATTCAAAAAACTCAGCAATAGACTCCTTGCTCACCTTAAAAAAGTCTTTTGCGGGATGCACACGACTCGTATACTTCTCAAGTAACTTATGGAGAACCTTCTCCTTTTCATTGGCGCCAATCACCCTCTTTGCAAAGGCCACTTCGAAGGGAATCGGAACGGGCCCATTTGAGAGTTCCTCAGCCTTTTCCGCAGGGTTCATATTGGTGAAACCAACCTTGACCATACCATCAAAAAGAGGATTTGTCATACAGTAGAGGTATCCAGGCTCAGCAGACATTGTTCTCTTCTTAAGAGGAGTTTAAATTTGTACTGAGTTCTTCCGCGCGAGCCTGCTCGTCCAAGTCCTGAAGGAGCGCATCAATCTCCTGAATACTCTCAATGTGATAGTACTTTCCATAAAGCCACTCAAACAGATAGGAGTCTTTCTGCGGGATACCAACCGTAGAAAGGTACTCAAAGTAATCATTAATTGAATCTGTAATTTCAGTATAGAGTTCACCTAACTCGGTATAGGCTTCAAAGGATACTCCATTGTCTGAGCGAATGATGTTATAATAAAGACTTGATGCCCTCTCCATTGTATCCTCAATCAATGCGATACGCTGATTCATTTCGGTATAGTTGGGTTGCTGTGTCATTTTGTATACAACCATACAAGTAGCAAATAAACTTCAAATTTTTTACTTTTGTAAGCGCACGGCCTTCTAAACTGCGTTTAGTAGGCGAACATCAGCGCAGCACGACCACCATAGATACGAAAGATGTTATATGTCTCTGCCCAGATATAAATCCAGAATCTCTCTACACCTGTACCCGTTGTGCAACCACGACCAGGAGCCATTGTGAGTTCCAGGTCGATTCGCCGAATCTTATCAAGATTTGCCTCACCAGATGGTTGACTCGGTGCCATAAATCCATTCATGACGCCAAAGGGCAAATTGTAGTAATATCGATTGAGCCACGGTGATTTTCTCTGATTGATGCTCGGCAGAATCGTACGAAAGAGTGATGAGACATCTGTACCGTATCGCACAAGTCGACCTTCATAGATAAATGCAATATCACTAATCGGGTCTGAATCGCGAGTACTAAACCCAGGTGCATAGTCGCCTGTAAAATACGCAGCATTTAGACCACTTGCATCAGGCCACCAAGGTGCGACACTACAATCAGCACCACTGAGGTCACGAGTTGCCAAGAAAGGTGCATTATAACTGGGTGCCTCATATCGCCCTGCATAAAAGAAAAGATCGCGCGTAGGGTTGGGAATACGAAGAGGAACGGAGACTTTAGGAAAGTTCTGTGTATCATACGGTTCAATCTTATAGTGCTGGGGAACCGGCAGTAAAATATCAGCAAGACGGAAGCGATTCGCTTCAGCCTTGTCGAGATAGATGTATTCTGCCATTAAATATGTATCTCCAAGTGATTGTATGAGGGGCATAGTGATTCCAGGTAGAATCGACGCCGCTTGTCCACCATACGTAAATGTACCTGCAGGATTCGCCACATAAAACGGTGAGCCTAGAATGGGCGGATAGACCTTGCCTCTCTGAAGTGCAATAGTCGGATCCGTTATCACATCGCTCACATAGGTATCTGCAATGGCTGCAAAATTAATTGTTAAGCGAACTGCATCTGTACTGATTGCATCAATCGGCAAGAAGGCTCCAGCATCCCCTCTGCTGAACCAGAAGGGCAGTGGTACAGCCACTTGTGCAGGGCGCTTCCGCGGGTCCCAACCAATTGTTCTCTTGGTAAAGCCGTTGTCATAGCGTTCTATGAGTCGATTGACTGATGTAACCTTCTCCAGAGGTGTGCGAAACTCATCCATCATTTCAAGTAACTGTGAATCAAGCACTTCTGTGCGACTTCCTCCAATGTCAATCTGTGCACTACTGACGAGTACGTGGCCGAGAGAATTTGTCCAGCCGAAGGTCGGACCAAGTAAAGTCTGTCCAGCGGCACTAGCGGCGGCCTGAGCGGCGAGTTGCGTACCTACAATATCGGGCAGATTCACAACCAGATACAGACGACTAATCAAATGCCCTTGTCGCGGCAATGTGATGGTCGCTGCCCTTCCAAAATCCGGAATTTGGTCGAAATCAATTCGTGACCACTGCGTTGTAAATCTGCCCGCCTTAATAAAAACCTTCTTGAAAAAATCGATTTTTGGCTGACCCTTTGGAGCCAGGAGTCGCACATCTTGAATTCCAGACTGTAGGATTTTGAGGAGCGCCGCGACCATCTATCTATGAGCCCGTTAGATAGAATAGAAGACAAACCGCAGGCCATACTCCTTCATACACTTCTTCAAGAAGACCTCACATGACTGACAAGGCTGTGAGAAGCGACTCTGTGGTGTGCGACCCATGCGAAAGACATACATATCAGCTCCACGAAGCAAGTCAGTATTACCAATCTTCTTGACGACTGCACGCTCAGCATGAATACTCCAGTCAGAATATCCACATCCCATGTGACGAGCACCGAACTGATTACAGGCCTCTGCAAGAATCTTACCACGCTTTACGATAAAGGCGACATGAATATGTGCCCAACCTGAATTTGTAAGAGAGTTATTCTCAAACTTTGCACCTTCATTTTCAAAGAGAGTCTTTGCAAAGGTATGTGCACATTTTGGCTCCTTCTCAACTCGATTTGGATACTTGTTGAAACGACGAGGAGTGGCCATTTTGTGATACAAATTATTGGGCCAATATACAACTTCAAATTTTTGCCTAGTTAACTATCAAACATCTGATTGCCGATGCCGTTCTCGAAACGGAGCCAACGTAGGCCAAGGACGTAGACCACTACTTCCCATTCCTGATTATAGAGTCCACCAGGCGGACTCACTGTGAGCGTCAAGCGCACACTCTGCGCTCGTGATGCATTGAGGGTTCCACTCGGCTGGTGATCCGACGGTTTTCTCGCAATTGGATAGCCATAGATATAGGAACTATAGGAGGTAATGCCTCCAAGATGATGCCGACTCAAGAGTTGACGGAAATACTCCTCCTCTGCACGAATCAGTTCAATTCCGTTGACTTGTATTATCGCAGAGATTACAAACGGCTTCGGTGGATTGAATGTGGGGTCATACTCAGCACTAATTACAGATGTATAGTTTGTCCATTCATTATTTTCAATGATGGCGGCCTTGCGCCGAACAAACCAGATAATCTCCTCCATAGGATGATTCGCCTCCAGCGGCAACTGTACAGTAATTGTGTCGCCTGCCGATTTATTTACTAAATATTTCATAGGCTCGGAAAAGGTGAACGTCTGAACTCCACGATAGAGCATTTCAAACGGTGTGTAGAGCATACGCTCGCGCACGAGGCCACTTACATAGGCTCCATAGGTCACTAATTTGAAATCTTCAAAAGCGGGTGCATCGGCTGCGGCCGTAATTTGAATGGTAGGTCGGAAGGGAAACCCGTTATCAATAAAACTGAACGTCTCTCCAAGTGGCGTGCTTGTACAGGAGGAACGGAGTCCATTGGCAACCCTCACACAATCTACAAACGGCCGTAGAGTGATATGGATTCGAACCGTTCCTTCACGGCACGCAATGAGTGGAAAGGCCTCCTTAAGTTTCGCACGACTAAAGAAGAAATTTAAAGGTATCATGAGTTTTCCTCCTTCCGTGGGAAAGACACGATTTGGATTCCATGACTTCAAGCGAGCGAGATTTGAGAATCCAGTACCATCTACATTGATTCCAACTTGTGCATTTGTATCGGCCATTACACGGCCAGCTGTAAAGGTAAAATCGCCGTCAATTGTTTCAATAACCTGGTCTTCAATTTCAAGCTCTGCCTTTTGCACTAAGACAGTGCCAATCGAGTTTGCATAGAACCAAGCGCCACTCGGATCCACATATTGGTAGCGTCCAGACAGGATACGGAGAACAGTGGTCGGGTCAAACCAGTGACCGAGTTTCACTTGTAGAAAGACACCAAAGAGAAGGTCGCCGCATGCAATGGAGCCGACATCAAACGAGAAGCGTTGACCGAAGGCCGCAGGACCACGGAAGGCAAAGGTCTGAACAGCGGGAACAAACGGACGATTGCGTCGCTCCTGATCACGTGCAAACCAGGTTGTCTCAGAGTTAAGCGGTGTGAAATAATCGTCTTGACTATCACGGGTAGCCAAATCGATTAGGGTTGTTATATCGCCGCGAGGCCTAGACGCCATTCTATTTAGAGGGTCGTTTGAAGTGTTTAAGATGCTTGGATCGCAGATGATATTCCAGGCTGTGATGTTATTACACCTCCACTATTTGCTATTCCTGTTACATATAACTTATACCAATAGCCGCTTGTAAATTCATTAGAACCATTTAATGTTGTAGCAAATGTGCCAACAGTTGCAGTGGTATATGACAGTGTAAATGCATCATATGAAGTATATGTTCCAGATTCTGTATCAGATTGATAAATACTATATTCCCAGCTATTTGGAACAGGAGGCGTAGCACCAAGTCTCCATGAAGCAGAAAATTCGGTACTTGATGTAAGAGAAAATGATAATATAAGTGGTGTGCTTACTATACTTGGACTTACAAATGCATCTGATATAAGAGGATCAGAGGGTAATATATTTACACTTATTGCAATTACATATAATTTACACCATGTATTATATGGAGCAGCGGGACTAAATGTTAAAGTGGCATCTTCATTATATGTTGTTGTTGCATTACCACTATCTGCAAAAGTAGCAGTTGAAGAAGTTACTGTATAGGTTCCAGTTTCTGTAGCTGATGTATATAATGTCCAAGTATAATTTGTTACTCCAGAAAGTACAGGTGAAGATCCTCCTGGAGTTAATTTGAAAAATATAACAGCTGCTGAACGATCAGAGAAGTATGAACTTTTGCCATCTGCATACTCAATTAGTATAGGTGTTGCCATCTTAGGATTGTATAAAAAGGGTGTTGCACTCCACGTTGATAAATAAGATGGAAGTTTTGATCCATCGGATGTAGTTTGAACTGAGTAGATTTTGTAGTATTTACCCGCTTGAACTCCATACGCTACATTGTATTCAAATGTATATTGCCCTGGAACATTTGATCCAAATGTTGTTTGTGTGTCATAGTTATCAGTGAGTGAATATGATCCACCACTTGTAGTAGATGATTGAAGAGCAAGATTTACTTGCGCAACACCTATATCAAAAGGATTTGAAAGAAAAGTCATTCCTGCAGTAATTGTTATAACACCTGCAGAAATAGAAATATTCAAACTGGCTACTGTTCCAGCAGCCATAATTTCAGGATAAAATCTTGAAAGCGAAGAGGCTTTTGGATCTGATGTACCTCCACCTCCTGTTGTTGTAATTTTTGAATAAAAATAGTGACCTATGTTGTTTATATTTGCTGTTATATATGTTTGCGCTGTTGTAAAAGGAATTGACATGCTCGGAAGGGTGAATGTCCCAGTTGTAGTTGTTGTTTGTTCAGTTGTCATAAGCGCATTTGTATCATTATCATACACTCTATATGTATATACAAGGGCATTTTTTTCATATGGTGTCGGTATTGGAGAAGGGGTCCACGTAAATGTGACTACTTGCGGGGCTACATTCACAGAGGGTATAGTGAATACAATTTCTGGCGGCGGATATGGAATTATCTTTTCGGTTAGTTTTAATGGGCTACTGAAATCACCCGTTGTTTCAGTTTGTGTTAGCGTATTTCCACCATTGTCAAACGGATTTCCACCGGCCGTTTGGGTCCATGTCATTTGAAAATATGCCATTTTAATCTACTAAAGTAGATATAATTTATTATAGATTGTGTTATAGTGTATAGACTCCAGAACTGCCTTCTCCACTTGCTCCAGAATTAGTAGAACCAATATGTCTTTGACCACGAAATGCAAATGTTTGTACAGCAGGAACAAAGGGGGTGATTGCCTCGCTCCTGGTCACATGCGAACCATGTTGTCTCAGAGTTAAGCGGCGTGAAATAATCGTCTTGACTATCACGGGTAGTCAAATCGATTAAAGTTGTTATATCGCCGCGAGGCCTAGACGCCATTCTATTTAGTGTCTCATTTGAAGTGTTTATTCTGTATACTACATAAATTAACTATGAATAATAGTAGTCTGATTTAACTATTAATACCATAGTTATAACCAGTACCATTACCACCCTTACCACCTGTACTGCCTGAAGCATATCCTCCAGTAAATGAACTACTAGGAAAACTACCACCACTTGAATTTTGCATGACTGCAATAATACCTCCACCTGAAGCTCCGCCACCAGGTCCACTACTACCCACCGCATTTACTCCATTAGCTCTTACACTTGCACCATTTACAATAATACTTCCTTCAGAAATAACAATAAGAATTCCACCCGTTCCTGTTAAACCAGATACACCAGAACCAGAACCAGATCCACCAGGATTACCTGTTCCGCCATTATTATTACCTCCACCTGCATTACCTCCTGCACCACCAAGTGAAGAACCTGCAGTTGCAGCAGTTCCTCCTTTTGATGCTCCACCACCTCCTGTACCACCTGAAAAAGGACTTCCACTTCCTCCTGCACCACTAAATGTTGTTCCTGCACTTTGAGCTCCACTACCACCTCCACCTGTATATAATTGGCTACCATCTAGTGAAATAGTACCGTTATCACCACTATTTCCATTAGCAGCTGTTACAGCAGCACCTCCTGCAGCACCTACAGATTGAATGCTTGGACTTACTGAACTACTACTATAATACAGATTGTTTGCAATCGGAATATTAAAGGATGAAATATTAGCACCTGTACTACTTGTATCTGCTCCACATCCACTCATTGAAATTAAAGATGTAGAATCACCAAAAATTAAATTACCCTTTGCATAGACCACCATAAAGAGTTTCCGTTTAGCATTGGGATCAGGTGGATACTCATATGAGGAACTTGGTGATGTATAGGATGGATTTACAGTTGGAATAAGAACTGTGGCTGCATTAATTGTTAAATTTCCCTGTACAACAATCCATGTGCTAATATCTTGTGTTGAAGTAAATAGAGTTGCTACATCTGCCTGACTTAATGAGGTTCCACCTGGAAGAATATTAAATTCATAGTTTCCACATGCATTACCATTTATTGTTAATGCACCTCCTGTAGGTAGTATGTTGCCATTATAATTTCTTGCTGGGTTTGCTGCTGTAGTACGAGGTATTGCACATGTGCCAAGTAGCCTGGCAAAATCTAAAAGCGTAGCAGCACTTCCATTACCACCTGCAAAAGTACTAGGCGGAATACAGATATAGAGTGGAGAATCAAATGGATCTATTTGTCCGTCATCAGGAATAGCACGTGCCTTTCCACCATATATACTACCATTCACAAAATTATTGTTTTGACCAGGTGTAGGAACCCAACGAAACGTAAATGCCATCTCTACCTACTAGGAAAGATTCGTTTTTTACTGGCAAACCGTACATATCCCCAATAAATAAGCGCGAGTGGAACTGCACACAGTAACACATAAAAAAGTCCAATCAGAATCTTTAACAGGAATTTAGCCCAAGGTGATATCCAAGACATTTCATGTTTATGGTCCATTATGGACTCTTGAGAAGGCTTACAGACAGGGTCTACTGAGAAACACGGCTCATAATAGCTATTATCTAAAAAGAGAATATCTCCTTTATGCTCATAAAAAAAGGCATTCTGAACACTAGGACCTGTGGTTCCATTTAGATAAAGTTCTTTTGTTAAGAAATCTCCCTCCTTTACCGTTGAATTCGTCATTCGGGTAATTAATTCTAGAATGAGCGGATGATGAGGTTTTGCCAAGACAATTGCATTATTTGTCTGTCCTATCATATTTCCTGGAAAGGCTGAGAGACTGACAATTAGTTCAGCAGTATTAATCTTCGGAGTTGTATCAATGGCTTTCAGCGATTTCATATCCGTATCGACAGTGATACCTCCATACGCATAGAGTATAACAAGACGACCAAAGTCCACCTTCTGAACAAGATATGGTAGCGATTCAAACTTTGCAAGCACGGCTGGAAAGAGTTTTCTACACTCATCACGAAGACTCGCTTCATCCCACACCATATGGGTGTATCCTGGATTTAGGGCCTTCAAACTCTCAACGTTTCCTTTGAACTTTGGCGGCAGCGAATCCCAACCCTGTAGCCAAATTTGGTGTGTAATCCTGGGTATTTTACGCCCATCCATCCTATTTATGAGCCTTAAAAAAATCAGTAAAGACGTGATAATCACCGTCATAGACTAAATACGTGATCACAACTGCAAGGATAACATCTACAGTGTAATGTGAGCGTGTTAAGATAATGATGGCCATATTGAGTAAGTTAATGAAATAGAAGAATGCGGGACTTATGATTCCCTGTCTCCAAAAAATCAGCGTAGCGAGTAAGACAAAGGCAGTGTGACCACTAAAGACTTTATCATAGCAATTGCCCTTGAAATAGTGAAGCCACCCCATTGCCGTATCGCATTTATCATGCTTAGGAAGAATCGTCGCAATGGTGGTAATAGCACGAACCACCATAATCAGGAGGAACTTTGCACCAAACTCTTTCACAATCGGAATGGGATTCGGAATAAAAAAGAATGATAG